CAAGGTGGTAGTTTGACCGATGACACCTAAATGTGCCAAGCATCCGCCACCGACAGTCAGTTACGGTGACGCAATCATCCCTCTATTACCCGGCGACTCAAGCAGTGTGGAGCTAATCCCACTTATCTATAGCAGAGCGGAGCTTATCCCGCGTCCCGGCGCCTTAGTTATTTTACCTAAACCCCACCACTTAATCCGGGGGTCGGACCCTACGTAACTGTCGTAGAGTAGCTTAGCGTGAAGTATTTCATGGTCCTGATCGAATCAACTTCCTTTACAGGCGTTGTGCAATCGTCGAGGCATCGACGAATCACCCCCTTGGGGCTGAAGATCGTGTTTCGGCCATGGTTTTCTTCCACAGCGGGGTCGCTTATATCCCGTTAGCATGCGTCTTTTTAATTGCATGGTATCCTGCTGTGCGGGCGGGGTGACCACTTTTTATCGCGGTCACCCCGCACCTTTTCGCCCTTATCGGTTAAAGAAAGCCTATGGCTCAAGAACACTAGTTCTTGATTGTGAGAGTCTCAAACCCTTTCAAATGGCGAATCACTCCTCTCCAGTTCCCTGAAGAGTCGCTCCAGTTTGTCTATCCGATGCTCCAGTATCTCATCCTCCTCTGTCTTATCGATAGACGGTGGTGTATAATTGAGATCTATTAAGGTCTTCATCGACGTAACCGAAGTCGGTGATGATTTCGTGTAGAATGGAAATGGCCGTACGAGCTGATTCGAAACACCATAGATTGCGATTGATGGTGGCGATTGTATGAAATTCACCACCGCCCCAACGGCACGATTATATCCGTCGGGCGCCTGATCAGTTCCCGCTTTAGAGGGATCGTCAAGCAACGTATCATCCGCAAATGGTATCCACCACATAGTTGTGTTAGGCAGAGTCAATCCAGGTATCGGTGTCCCGACCAGTGGAATCCTCCGCGTCCACACTATACCTATGGGTTGGTTGTCATTTCGTTTTACTTGCATACATCCATTGTTAAGCAAGGCTCGTACTCCACGATAATACACAGGCACACCAATGACATTAATGCCCGAAGGGCTGCCAGTGTCGCTGTATATTTTGGGCATAAGCCTCACTATCTCGCCGGTTGATGGTTGTTCAAACTCAATCCAACCAAAGTTCGAATTAGTAGAAGTTCCTCCGTCAGGTATGTCGGTTCCAGTAATCAAGGTCGAAAAGTTCGCCCAATCATTGTACGCCACCGGTATCGGCGGTGGTGGTGCCGTGATCGGTTTAGGGGAACGGGCCCCCTTAAACTCCATAGACCAATCCAAATAAAGCGTCCCAACCGTTATATCATTAGTCACTGCGGTGACGGCAGATATCGGTGCCATTTGTAGAACAAAGAAACTCCCCTCAGAGGAGAACTTGACTACATCCGTTGTGGTGGTTGTGGCAACTAAGTCACAGTACAGCCAGTCATTCTTCAACTTGCAATTCAGCTTAAATGGTAGAAATACAGACGATATCACACGCGTTGAGTGTGCAGTTGCTGCATTCAGTGTAGCGTCGACAGTACCGAACGTGGGATTGTAATTGGGGTCATAATCGAAAAGGGCTAAGATCTGGGCACCAATTGTGGTTGGTGCTGACGGTTCATAGCGCAATGTCACTCGCTTAAAGCGGTACTCTGTAAACAGAGTTTTCATGACTTCCATACGCGTACCAGGTACGATAGATGTATCAACGATAGCTCCAAATAGCTGGATATTAGTAGTAGTAATAGTAGGGTGGACTGAAATGGTCGCCATGCGGTCACTACCTGACATAAGCATCGGTTTGTCACCAAGCTGATTAGTATAGCCGACACCACTAGGGTAATCGACGCTTCTAACCGTTGTGGATTTGCGTGCTTTAGCCTTTCCATTTTTCTTGGCTTTCTTATGGGTGGAGTGCGTTTTTCCACCAGGATTTTTCTTCGCGGCGGCTTTCTTGGCTTTGCGTTTTGCTTTGTTCTTCGCTTTCTTTGCCTCGCTTATGACCATGGTTGCAGCGAAAAGCTATCACAACCTCTGGTAACTTACCCTCCCCCTGTAAAATGAACGACTCAGTGACAGTAACAACTCGAAGAAATTCCGAGATACGACTCTGAAAGTGCCCGAGGGTGAGGTTGGTTGACACTCTGAGGTGGATAGAAGACGCTTGGATGCATCCGATGATGAGTAAGACATTGAAAATCAGATTCAACACTCTAGCCATGGTATGAAAAACTCACTATGATTTTTGGCCCTCCAACCTCCTTCGCCAAAGTAGAGAAAATTAATCTCCTCATCGTCAAAGACGTGGACTCCATTGTCCGTCGCTAGTTTTCCAATCTTACTCCTACTGGGTCCCTTCGCACTAAGCATGTAGTAACTAGGTAATGTTTCAACCAAGTCGCCATCGCTGTACAATAGGCTATCCCAGAGTTTCTGATCCTTACCATAGATAGGATAGTACATCCTCTGTCGCGAATCAAAAGCAATTTCCGCACCGCAAAACTGAAGTCCATCTATCCAGTTCGAATGAACGATTTTGTCTACAGGCAATACTAAACCCAGCTCCGCGTTATACAACTCTTTCGAGGACGCATCGATGTAGTAGTTCTCACCTGACAACCGATCATCACCATAGGTGATTTGTTTGTACCACTTTCTCGCGTTAGCAACACTAGGTGGTGGGATATCCTCCCCCAAGTCCGTTAGTGCTCTATAACACTCGTAAGCTTTAGCAAACGTGTTCACCTTAGCGTTCATCGGGCTAGTATCGCACGATCCACTCTTGTTACCATGACTATGCCTGTAGACTTCTCCATGTGGCATAATTTGGCACGTCGAGATACTGTTATGTACAACATTCCAGTAACGCACGTTATTCGCAATCGATTTATCTTGCCAGTCGATATATTTCCAGTCCATACGGTACACTTCATGCATGATGTCAGCACTAATTGATCCGTCAAAACGCTTAAAATCTTCTTGGACTTTAAATTCGTAATCATTCAGAGGAGCAACACTCTCGTGTACTCCCCCATAGAAAGGGGTCCACCCAATCTTGCTTTCATGGTCTATCCAGTTGCTCTTCATGAACTTATGATCGTCCATCTGAAACCTTAACTTGCAGCATTGAAAGGCGTCGTCCCAGCCACTGATTAATCTCCTATCCTTGCGTTCGAGTTTTTCCACCTTTACAGGCTCATCCTTCAAGAATGCGTAGATTGGAGCAAATACTGGACCAGTAGCCATCTCTGCCCACATGTTATATTTCCGTTCAGGCACAAGATCATTCCATTCGCCCACCGTCGATGCCGACAGTATTCCTGGCCAACCCGGAGACTTACTCTTATCTCTTATCGCGTCCACATCTGCAAACGTTCGTACTCGACGGGGTTTATACAAGTACTCATCACGCATAACCAGTGAAGCCCACTTCCACGCATTCGCGCAGATGTGGCCACTCGCACTTTTGAACTTATTAAAAGTGTTATCGTAATCTTCTTTGTCCCATCCTTTCCTCACATATTGTGCATCCGTTTCGTTATAATAGAATCCGCTTTTGTACATTGCCAATTGTACTTCAGCATTCGGTCCGGGGTCGTTTTTGTTGTACGGTCGATTATTTTCGACGCGTCCGATGAAATCATCCACCAACACGTTCGAGTCAACTTTAAGATCCTTTTGGAAGTAATGTGGGTCATCCAAGAAAACGGTGGTCCACTCTTTCGAGTAACCACCGCCCCTCAGTTCCGGATAGATCGGTAATTCATGCCAGCTCACGCAAGCACTTTCACCATCGTCTGGTCCGACAAACCCGTATTTGCCTGTTGGGTATTCGGTTGCTTCTTCTTGCTCTTTGTCTGTCTCCGTTCTGAAGATTCGTCGCGGGCAGGCGCCGGAGCAGCCTGACCCGCAACACAGTTTTTTGAGTTTGAAGAATCTGTGTTATACAACTCTTTCGAGGACACAGCTGCTTCCTGAATCCCCTCCTTAATCTTTTGGCTAAGTCCTGCAGCAACTTTCGCAACGATTTCTTCGATGTTTACTTCAACTAGTGGTTCAACACGTACTTCAGTCGTCGCTACTTGTTCCACAACGGTACTAGTCCCTTCAGCGGCCTGCTCGGGTCTTACGCCTTCCGGGGATCTTCGGTCGTAGTAGATTCTGTCAGCCATCTTACCAAGGTTCTCGCGCCCGTATTCCTTCAGCAATTCCTCGTAGTTCTCGTTAGAAAAGGCTTTAAACCCCTCATCACGGCGCAGTGCAGTGAGATTTCTAGGAGTTTTCTTCTTGAGGTGTCTCGTTTTGAAAATTCGGCCGCCGGCCTCCTGGTGATACGTCTCATATTCGTCATCATCATTATGGATCATCCCTTCCTGTTTCCGGGCGGGAATTACTTTCGGTCGGTGTTCGGGTGGCAACACGCAATCATTCTCAGTTTCGGGAATTCCGCTTACTGGCCTCTTGGGCGCAGCAACATTCTCTTTACCAGTCTGAAATGCGTATAGTATCCGTTCAACCTCCTCAAGTCTCCGAGCCAGAATCGTGTTTTCTTCGTAGAGTTGGGCTTTAAGTGCCGCATCATTGGTCTCAACATTCGTCGATTCTGATGGAGGTGGCTCACCGTAGTTCACCGTGGATCCTGTTAAGAATCCCATGTGCACGAGAATGACTTTACCATCCTTATCGACTATGGGGCTACCACTGTATCCATTACCTGTATTACCATCGTGTATCATTCCGATCTCCGTTGGGTGCAGGTTGGTGGCAGTCACAGCGATTTCTCCTTTAACAGAAGAGAAGATATAGGCTTTAAGGGCTGTCGTGTTTTTCGAAGGCTTCAATGATACCAAACTACCTTGCAGCATGTTTGGCACCGTTAGAAGAACGTAGGCATCATCAGTACAGTTGGGTATCTCCACCACACTCTGGACCGTTGTCTCGTACATTTCTCCATCTCTAGATACTCGTACGGGTGATCCGGGTGTGGCCGTCTTCGCGCAAAAGTCCCACA